CAATGGCAACCACCTTTGTCGAGATAGCTAACCGTGCCATAACGTTCCTGGGGGGGGATACGATATCGTCCCTTGACGACGACACCAAGGAAGGCCGCGCCTGTAAGCGTTTGTATGAGCAGACTCGCGACCAGTTGCTCCGAGATCATCCGTGGAATTTCGCCGTTAAGCGGGCGTCTCTCGCGGCGAACACCACGGCGCCGGAATACGAATACACAAACGCTTTCGATTTCCCCGACGGGACGCTCCGTATTCTGGATGTCGAGACGGCAGAGGAGTGGGCTGTCGAGGGGCGCCAGATCGTCACCGACGCGGCAGCGCCACTTCAGATCGTTTATATCGAGCGCGTGACTGATCCTAATCTTTTTGACGCCAAGTTCATCGAGGCATACGCCCTTAGGCTCGCCGCGGATATCGCTTACGACATTACGGCGTCGCAGACCGTCGCGACTAACGCCGAGACCAAGTACTCGTCGTCCTTGCAAGAGGCGCGGCTCATCGACGCTCAGGAGAGTCTGTCTGCAAGTGAGCAATCCTGGCTCGACGCGAGAAATTAATGTCCCGCGTTACTACGATTCAGACTAACTTCACGGCGGGT